TTACGCGGGTTTGCGTGCGTTCGCCCATGCGTTCGCTGCGCTGCAGGTGCGTTCGCTCGCGCGCGCCCGCCTTCTCTACTTTATTTTTTCTTGAAAAGAAGAGAGAGAGAAGTGGAAGCCATCCCGCTCCGCGAAACCCCGGCCGCCTTTGCCAGGCGCCTCGGCGTGCACAAGAGCACCATCAGCCGGGCCATCGCCGCCGGCCGGCTGCATCTCGATGGCGGCTTCCTCGACGTCGACACGAGCCTGCGACTTTGGCAAGCCACCAAGCCTGGCCTACGCCCTGACGTCCTGGCGCGCCACGCCGCGAAACGCGGCCAGGCCATACCGGAAGCCCACCCAGCCGCCGCAACGCCCCGTAGCGCGCCTGCGCGCCTCGGCGACAACGCGGAGGCCGCTGAATACGCCGGCGACGACGCGGGCGACGCCGACGACCTGTCGGAGATCCCCGCCGACGCCGCCACCGAAACCACCCCGGCACCCGCTGACGGCGCGCCCCGCCTCGCCGACTACACCCAGTCACTGCTGGCTTCGCAAAACGCACTCGCCCGGCTGTCGATCCAGCTCCGCACGCACAAGCGCTACCCGGCGGACGCCATGCAGGCCGAAGCGCAGGCGCTCGGCGCCACGCTGCGCGGCGCGCTCGAACGTCTCGTCGACCAGACCGCCCCGCGCCTCGCCGTGCAGAGCGACCACGGCGCCCGGCGCGCGCTTCTCGAAGAGCAAGTCAAGGCCCTGGGCCGCACGCTGCGCCGGGAGATGCCGCGCGCGCTGCGCCGCCTGCGCCTGGCGGGAAAGAAAACGGCATGACCACCATGCCATACAGAGCACGTCTGTTGATACGTGATACCGATGGCAGATCGGGGCGGGGAGGCTTCGGCCGCCACGATAACCGCACCTTTCACAGAGCCAGCGCCCGGACCTCTGACCAATCTGCCTATCCGGGCACCTTTTCCATTTCAGGAGGCAGCACGTTATGAGCCACTCGCACGAAACAACTATCCCATGGCACGACAGCGAATTGATGCTAGTGAATGGGCATCCACTGCTTTACACGATAACCAAGGCCGATGGGATGCTGTGCCGACTCCCCGGCGGGAAATCGGAAACCGTCGAAGGGTTGCGCGCCAAAGGGTTCAATGTCGTCATGCCAAAACGTGTGCGCATCTTCGACTAGCGGGAATGCGCCACCAGCAAAGCCAGCGGGCCGCTGCGATGAGCGCGCCCGCCAAGCCCATGCGCCAAGCCATGCCGCGCGTTGCCGAGTTCGTCGACGCCGCGCGCGAGGCCTTCGGGGCCGCGGCCGTCGATCGCGCCATCCGCAACGGCCTGGCCGGCGGGACCGACTTTCACGCCAGCGAAGCCGGCCACACCGTTGGCCACCTGCCCGCCGCGCCTGGCGCCAGCTTTACCTTCGACGATCTGCGAATCACCCTCCCCAGCAAGGAAGCAAAACGATGATTCCCGCCGCTACCGTGATCCACGCCGAGCCGCCGCACCCCTGCGTGGGCTGCCGGCATTTTGTGCAAGCGGGCCGCAAGCCCCCCGGCTCCTGCACCCCGCCAACCGTGCACCGCTTTTGCCTGCTCCACGTCACTCCCTTCGCGCGCTGCGGGCTCTACGAGAAGCCGCCTGCCGGCAAGCCCTCCCACCTCTCCAGCCTGATGACCCGATAGGCCAGCCATGACCACGATATCCGTGCGCCTCGAAGGCTTCTCCGCCCTGGCCGCCAGCCTCGGCGAGCAAGCCAGACAAATCCCATTCGCCGCCTCGCAAGCGCTCAACGCCACCGCCCGCACCATACGCGCCGCCACGCTGGCGGAGATGGCCGCCAATTTCGATCGCCCGACGCCGCTGGTGATGAAAAGCTTGTTCATCGCCCCGGCCACCAAGGCCAAGCTGCAAGCCGCCGTCTACCTCAAGGATCGCGAGATCGGCGGCAAGAACATCCGCTCCATGGCCGAAATCCTCGGGCACCAGTTCGCCGGCGGCACGCGCCTGCGCAAGCGCATGGAAAACGCCTTCACCGAGGCCGGCCTGATCAGCCTCGGCGAGTACCTGGTGCCCGGCCCCGATGCCAAGCTCGACCAGTACGGCAACCTCTCGCGCGGCCAGACGCAGCAGATTTACGCCGCCCTGCGCCTCTTCCGCGACCCCTACCAGAACGCCACGCAGAGCGCGCGCAGCCAGCGCCACGCCAAGGCCGCCGGGCGCATTTTCTGGTCGGACGGCAAAGGCGCCAACAAGCGCCGGCGCGGCCTGTGGGCCACCGACGCGCGCGGCTTTCCCAAGCTCCTGATGCTGGTGATTCCGACGCCGGTCTATCGCCGTCGTATCGACATGGATCGCCAGTCCGCGACGATCGTCGCCAGCGACTTCCCTGCCAATTTCGACGTCGCGCTGAAGAAGGCGCTGTCGACGGCGCGCTGAGTCAATGACCACCGCCACCCTCACCGAACTCCAGACCGAGCGCGCGCGCCTGAAGGCGCTTGACGCTCGGCGTGAGCTTGACGAGGCCACGGCACAGACGCGGCGCGCGGACGACCTGCTGCGCGCCGCCCTGGCGGTGCGGGCCCTGCTGGCGGACGTCCTGCGCACGGTGCCGGCGCGCCTGGCGCAGGCGATCGAAGGCGAGCAGGACGAGACCCGGGTGCACTACCTGCTTTCCGACGCCGTGCATACCCTGCTCGACGACATCGGCAGGCGCGCCGAAGCGGCGAGCAGCGCGCTACCCGAGTTCGGCGCGCGCTTTCGCCGTGGCGCCCGGCCGCGCTCGCTGCAGACCGTCTCGCAGTGGGCGGACAAGCAGCGCTGGCTGATCGCCGGCACCAATGCTCCCGGCAAATGGCGAACCGACCTCACCCCCTACCTGCGCGACATTCAGGACGACTTATCCGAGCACTCCCCGGTGCGCACTGTCGTTTTCATCAAGAGCTCCGGCGTCGGCGGCACGGAGGCGATGTTCAATTGGCTCGGCTACTGCATGCACCACCTGGGGAACCGCGACATGCTGGTCGTCGTGCCGTCGCTCGAACTGCGCGACCGCTCATTCAATCCGCGCCTGTCCAAGATGATCGGCGAGAATCCGCCGCTCACCGATCTGGTCAGCCGGGCGTCGCGCAGCAGCGCCAACCGGGCCGACATCCTCGAGTACGGCGCAAACGCCCGGATCATCAAGGCAGGAGCAAACAGCGCCGACTCGCTGCGCTCCGATCACCTGCCTTACGTGATCTGCGACGAAGTCGACGCGTACAAGTGGGACGTCGGCGGCGAGGGCGACCCGATGACGCTGATCGAGAACCGGCAGCGCACCTTCTCGCGCGCCAAGACCTTTCTCGTCTCGACGCCGACCAATGCCGACGAGAGCCGCATCGATCAGGCGTATCAGCGCAGCGATCGCCGCCGCTATCACGTCCCTTGCCCGCACTGCGGCGACTTCCATCACCTCAAATTCAGCAATCTCAAGTACCGCACAGAGGTGGCCGAGTCGCCCACGCCGGGAGCCGCTGAAGCCAAGGTCGTCGTCGACGCCTGGTACGTCTGCGAATCCTGCGGCGCCGAGATCCTCGAAGGCGAGAAGCCGACCCTGCTGGCGCGCGGCCGGTGGATCGCCGAGCGCCCGCGCGTCAAGCTGGTGCGCGGCTATCACATCAACTCGCTCTATGCCCCGATCGGCCTCGGGCTGGGCTGGCGCCAGATCGCGCAGAAGTGGGTGGACGTACAGGGCGACACCGCCGCGCTGAAGGCGTTCGTCAATACCTACCTCGGCGAAGTCTGGCGCGAAGAAGGCGATGGCGCCGACGCCGCAAGCGTGCTCGCGCGCGTCGAGCCCTACACCCTGGAAACGCTGCGCGCCGCCCGCAAGGTCCGCCGGCTTACCGCCGGCGTTGACGTCCAGAAAGATCGCCTGGAGTGCTCGCTCGTTGCCTGGGGCAACGGCGAGGAGGGCTGGCTACTCGATCATGAGATATTCCCCGGAGACACGGCGCTTCCTGGGCCATGGGAAGACCTTGATGAGTACCTGCGGGACGCGCGCGTCACCATGGCATGCGTTGACTCTGGATACAACACATCCATGGCGAAAGCGTTCTGCGCCGGGAAAATCTGGGCCTTGCCGACCAAAGGAATCGCCGGCATGGGCCGCCCATTGATCGAGGACGAGCGCCTACGCAAAAGGCGCCTGCGCGTGCGCCGCAAGAAGGGGCAGCCAATCGAGCCGCTCGGCGTCGATCAAGCCAAGGCGCTGATCTATGCCCGCCTCAAGCTGCCGACGCCTGGCCCTGGCTACCTGCACTTTCCGGCCGACCCGGCGTTCGACGACGAGTATTTCGCGCAGCTCGCCGCCGAGCAGTTGGTCAAGCGCATCCGCGGCTCGCGCGTGTTCAGCGAGTGGAAGCAGATTCGCCCACGGAACGAAGCGCTCGACTGCCTGATTCTCGCGCTCGCCGCGTGTCGGCTGGCCGGGCCGCTGGCCACCGGCCCCAGCACACCACCAGACAGCGCCGCCGCCGGTCGCGCGGACGGTAAGGCGCAAGACGCGGACTTGCCCTTGCCGAGCGACAGCAGCCACGTCGCCGCGGCTGCCGATGCTTCGGCCTCCACCACCGCAGCCGACACCGCCGCGCAAGTCTTCGCCGCGATGATGGCCGCTCGCGCCGCAAAGTCCCGTGTCCGGCGATAGCCTGCGCGAAATCATCGAGACCGCCCGGCAAGCGCTGCCGGAGGTTCCCGCGGATGTGTGGGACCGCTTCGAGGCCGCCGTGCGCCGCGAGCACGGCGCCACGCGAATCTACATCGCCGCCCATACCAAGCGCCGACTGCTGCGCGAGATCGCCGCGCCGGCGGCTGAAGAAGACGCCGCCGCCCTGGCCCTTCGCCTTGGCGTCAGCGTGCGACGCGTGCAGCAACTGCGGCAACTGTGCAAGTGACCAACCCAAAGGATTGCCCCATGACTCGACCCACCGAAACCGACCCGGCCCGCATCAAGCGCCTTGCTGAAAAGCTCGCGACGATGGCCTTTGCCATGGAATCCGGAGGAGGCGAAGCCGCCACGCTGTTTCTCGCCGCAGAAACGCTCGACGCGCTCGACGGCGCCCTGCGCAAAGAGCGCGAGACATCGATGTGGCTCGACTCCGCCATGCACGATATCGCTGTCCTGCTCGGCGGTGGACAAGTCAGCCCCTACGAGCGCACCGACGACCCGATTGCCTTGGCGCGCAGCAAAGCGGGGTATGCTTGCCTGGCGGTTGATCGCGTGAATTTACGGATGGAGAAATGATGCCGACACGATTTGACACCATCAAGCGGATTGCTCTGCAAGGAATGAGCGTGCGAGACTTCCTCGCCATCCCGTGCTACGTCTCGACGGGAGACTGCGGCATGGCGCAGCGATGCGGCGAAAGCAATCCGGAAGCCGTCGAGCGAGCAAGACGATCTCGTGCAATAGCCGCCGCCGATCACGCGCGGATGCTCGACCGCCTACAACTGGCGCGCCAAGCCGTCTGCGGCGCGCATGACCTGGACACCCTGCGGGCCGCGCTGAATCGCTTCAACACTGGCGGAGACGACGATCTGTCTCTCCACATTCGGCACATGCTGAAAATGGTCGACCTGACGACATAGCCAGACCACAGCGAAATTTTGGGCTATGCGTTGATGAGGAAACGGAACAGCAAATGAGCGGAAAAAGCTGCGTAGGGTGCAAATTTTTGTACACGGTTGGAACAGGGTACAGCAATTGGACACACCTGGACGACGAGGTGAACTGTGCAAAGGACAGAAACCAAAACTTGCCGGCGGATGAGCCGGATGATTGGGACGAAGCCAATGATAACTGGCCAATGACAAAAAATGCGCGATGTGAGCTTTACAGCCCTGGGGTAAAAGTGGCGCTTGATGTCGACGGCGTCGATGGTCCGGCTGATCAAACATGCGACGAAGAAGCCATCATAGCTATTTGTGCACATAGCGGAAGAGAACCGCATGGAGATGCATAACGAACGCCTAGCTAACCGGCTGGCGCGGCATTTTGCGCCAGTCCGGTTGAGCGACGTGTTAGCAGTTTTTTGGAGAGAGAAATGGACTACGTGATTTCAGCAAGCTACGGCAACGACAGCATGGCAATGGTGCGGTGGGCCTACGAGCAGGGATTGAAGAATGTTGTCGTGGCCTACTGCGACACAGGGTGGGCCTCGCCTGGATGGTGGCAAAAAGTCGGCGCTGGCGAGACGGCGGCAAAGGCGATGGGGTTTGAAGTTGTGCAGTTGAAAAGCATGGGCATGGCTGAACTGGTGAGGATGAAGCGCGGGTTCCCCGGCAATGGCAAGCAGCAGTTTTGCACCATGCACCTAAAAGGCGTGCCGTTCCTGCAATGGCTGGACGAGGCTGACCCAGAATGCAAGGCCGTGGTGATGGTGGGCAAGCGCCGCGAGGAAAGCGAAGCGAGGAAGGACACGCCGGAATTTGTGAAGGACTCGGAATACCACGGCGGGCGCACGCTCTGGCACCCGCTGTACCTGCACACCGAAGCCGAGCGCGATGCACTGCTGCAACGGGCCGGGATTGAGAAACTGCCGCACCGAAGCAAGGAATGCAGCCCTTGCGTGAATGCGAACCGTGGCGACTTCCTTCGGCTGACGCCCGGAGAGGTTGAGCGGGTGAATGATTTGGAGGTAGAGATTGCGCGCCCGATGTTCCGCGCCAAGCGGTTCGGCGCTCTCGGGATTCACGGCGTAATGACGTGGGCCAAGGATGGCCGCGACCGTCCAAGTTTTGAAGAGGAAGAGGAATCCTGCTCCGGGTTGTTCGGGTGCGGGACATGACTGCTAACAAGCAAGTGGTGAGCGCACGCCAGCCGCGTAGCGAAATTTCTTGCCTATTCTCGCCGCCCTGGGTCAGCCACCATGCTGACCCATGACCCTGGCCATTCCCGACACCGAGCCGCTTTCGATCCGCGCCGGAGACTCCCTTACCTGGTCGCGCTCGCTCCCCGAGTATTCCGCCGCTGACGGCTGGACGCTCAAATACCGCATTCTCTGGACGACGGGCAGCAGCCCGGTCAGCTTCTCCGCCGCCGGCGTCGGCACACAGCACACGGTCACCCTCGCCGCCGTAACCACGGCCGCGTGGGCCGCCGGACGCGCGACCCTGTTTGTCTACGTCGAGCGCACCGTGGGCCCGGACACCGAGCGCGTTTCGCTCGAAACCAAGACGCTCGACATCGCGGCCAACCTCGCCACCGCGACCACCTTCGACGGCCGCAGCGCCAACGTCAAGGCGCTCGATGACCTACGCGCCGCGCTGGCCAGCTACTGCACCGCCGGCCATGGCCCCGTTGCCGAGTACCAGATCGGCGACCGCCGAATGAAATTTCGCAGCACCACCGAAATCGCCGACCTGATCGCGTACTACGAGCGCGAGGTGGCGCGCGAGCGTGGCGTTGCCGGCCGCGTGTTCTACCGCGGCTGACCGGGAGCAGATCACCGTGCGCCTTCTCGACCTACTCGCCAAGCCATTCCGCCGCGCTCCGCGCGAAACCGCTGCCGATCGCGCAGCGTGGCTGGATTCCGCCGTGCGGGGAATGGCCGCGCAAGCGCACCACGCGCAGCTCGCGCAATTGCGCACCGCCTCGCGCAGCTTCGAAGCTGGCGAGACGCCGGCATGGGTGTCGTCGTGGGCCACCACCGCCGCCGGCATCAACGAAGACCTGCACAACCAACTGCCGACGCTGCGCGCCCGCTCGCGCAACCTCGCGCGCAACAATGAGTGGGTCAAGCGTTACCGAATCCAACTGGTCGACAACGTCCTCGGCGCCGCCGGAATCCGCCTGCAGATGCGCCTGCGCCAAGCCACGCGCAATCGCCAGGCCACCACCGGCACGGCTCCGCTCGATAGCACCGCCAATGCGCTGCTCGAATCCACCTGGGCCGCATGGGGCAAGCGCGGCAATTGCGACGTCTCCGGCAAGCTCTGCTGGAAGGAGATCGAGACGCTGATGCTGTGGACGCTCGCGTCCGACGGCGAAATACTCTACCGCTACCGCCCCGGCGCCGGGCCCTTCCGGATCCAGATTCAAATCCTCGACCCGACGCTGCTCGACGTGACGATTCGCCGCGAGTACCAGGGGCGACGCGTGCGCATGGGCGTCGAGATCGACGACGACGGCAAGCCCGTGGCCTACTGGCTGCGCGCGGCCAAAGCGGGCGATCTGGCCAGCGACTCCAGCACCGTCGGCTCGCACGTGCGCATTCCCGCCGCGCAAATCCGCCACCGCTTCCTCGTCGAGGAAGTCGACCAGATTCGCGGCGTGCCGCCGCTCGCCATCGGCGCCCGCCGGCTGCACATGCTGCACGACTTCGAGGACGCGGCCGCCGTCGCCTGCTCAAACAGCGCCAAGCGCCTGGGCTTTTTCGTCAGCCCGAGCGGTGACGCGCCACCGGGCTTTGCCGACCAAATCGTTTCCAGCGTGCTCGATGCCGCCAGCGCCGCCGGCAAGGTGCTCACCCCGGACGAGATCCAGCAGATCACCGCCTCCGCAGAAAAATACACCACCACCGTCCCCGGCACCTTCGACAGCCTGCCGAATGGTTACGACTTCCGGCAGTACGACTCGCCCTGGCCGAACATCGATTCTGGCGAGTACGTCAAGAGCCAGGTCCGCGGCTGGTCGGCCGCGCAAGGCGCGTCATACGTCTCGATCGGCAACGACCTCGCCGACGTGAATTACTCCTCGGCGCGCGTCGGCATCCTCGACGAGCGCGAGCACTACAAGGAACTGCAGGCCCGCCTGATTTCCTGGCTGCACGAAGACGTGTTTGAGCAGGTGCTTCCCTACCTTGCTGCCGCTACTCCCGGCCTGCAAGTCTCTCGCTTGCCCGACTACCTCGCCGCCGCCACCTGGCAGGCGCGCCGCTGGCAGGGTATCGACCCGGTCAAGGAAGCGAGCGCCGACGAGAAGAACCTGCAGAACGGCTTGACGTCGCGCTCGCGGATCATCATGTCGCGCGGCGAAGACCCCGACGAGATTGCCGCCGAGCGCATCGCCGATGTCGCGCTGTTCGGGCCGCTGCCGACGCCGAGCGCCGCCGCTCCGGATGCTGGCGCGCCAGACCCGGATGGCGACGCCGCAGACGACAGCGGAACCGACAAAAAGCCGCGGCGAAATTTCTTTCCTATTTCCAAGTTGCGACCCGTTTGACAATCGAGGCCATGAACGATTCTGCAACCCTTGCCCAAGCGCCATCGCGCTCTCGTGTTGTCGGTGCACTGCATCGGCATATGCCGGCCACGCTGGTTGTCCGCGAGAT